CACTATGGCAGATCAATGGGAAGTGGTCGAGTTTCCAGCGATACTTCCTAGTGAAAAACCTTTATGGCCCGAATTTTGGAACACTGAAGAATTGTTAAAGGTCAAGGCTTCACTGTCCATTGGCAAGTGGAATGCACAATGGCAGCAGAATCCAACTAGTGAAGAAGTGGCAATGGTCAAGCGTGATTGGTGGCAGTTATGGGAGCGAGAGGACACACCGAGACTTGACTATATTATTCAAAGTTACGATACGGCATATTCTAAAAAAGAGACGGCTGACTATAGTGCTATAACCACATGGGGTATATTTGAGCCGAAGGAAGATGGCGAACAACACATTATATTGCTAGATGCGTTGAAGGGTAGATGGAATTTTCCAGAGTTAAAGGATATAGCAGTAGAGCAGAATGAATATTGGGAACCCGATATGATGTTGATTGAGGCGAAGGCTAGTGGTCAACCTTTGGCAGATGAGATGAGAATGATCAACTTACCAGTGGTCACTTTTAGTCCTGGCAGGCGCAAATCGGGTAACTTAGATAAAACCACGAGGATGCATATTGTGTCTCCTATTTTCGAATCTGGAAAAGTGTGGTATCCTAATTCAAAGTTTGCAGATGAAGTTATAGAAGAGGTTGCTTCATTTCCAAATGGCGATCATGATGACTATTGTGATAGTATGACAATGGCTATTATGCGTTTTAGGCAAGGTGGTTTTATATCACTACAAGGTGAGGAAGAGCCAGAGGATTGGTTTCCTCGTAGATCAAGAGAATACTATTAAGGAGTAAAACATGACACAATCAACTGGAACCTTTATGGGTGATTTAATGAAAGCCATCAAAGCTGGTGGCTCTAGTAAACTAACTAAGAAAGTTAAGGTAAAAAAGAATGATACTTTAAGTGACATAGCTAAAGCAAATAACACAAGTCTAAAAATGCTAATGAAACTGAATCCAAAATTTAAAACGGGACAAGGACCTAGTGGGAAATATGTTCAAGACTTTGGACCTATCTCTGAAGGAACCACTCAACAAAAAGAAATGCGTGTTGGTAGTACTGTAATAGTGCCAGATCCACAGTCTTTTCAAGGTGGTAAATTAAAACCTGTCAGAACAAAAAAGAAAAAAGATGTGTATAAAAAAGTTACAAAGAAAGAGTTTAAAGAGATGGGACAAAAAATACCTAATCCCACAAGAGAGGAAGAGGCTAAAAAACTTGCGTCTAAAAAAATAGGTGGCTCTGTTAAAAAGATGAACATGGGTGGTGTAATGAAGAACCGTGGTGGGACGTTCAAAGGCATTTACTAATGGGCAGACTTTTTAAGATAAGAAGAAAGTTAAACAAAAAGCCTAGTAAAAAAGTAAGGATAGTCAGAAATAGGTTTTCTGATATACTAGCTCCAGGTAAAAAAAGAGTAACGAGGATTTCATAATGGCAGAACGAGAAATAGCAGGCATGGTTGAAAAAGCAATGGGCGCTGGTGGAGATATAATGCCAGAAGAAAATAGTTTGGAGATCGAATTACCATCGACCATGGAAGAGTTACCCGAAGGTGTTGAACTTGCTACAGAAGAAACTGTAGAAGTTGTAGCCGAGCCATATAACCATGATGCTAACTTAGCAGAAGTTTTAGATGATTCTGTGTTAGGATCTTTATCTTCAGAATTACAATCAAAAGTTCGAGAGGACATGGAATCAAGATCTGATTGGGAAGAAGCCATTGCCAAGGGACTTAATTTACTTGGTATTAACTATGAAGACAGAAGTGATCCTTTTCTTGGTGCTAGTGGGGTGACTCATCCATTATTGAGTGAGGCAACAACACAGTTTCAGTCCCAGGCTTATAAAGAGATGCTACCAAGTGGAGGACCTGTAAAGACTCAAATATTAGGTGTAGCTACACAACAAACAGAAGATCAAGCTCAAAGAGTAAAAGATTTCATGAACTATCAGATTATGGAAGTCATGGAAGAGTATGATCCAGACACAGATCAAATGTTATTTTATTTGCCACTTACTGGGTCTACATTTAAGAAAGTTTACTTTGATCAAACTAAACAAAGAGCGGTTTCAAAGTTTGTTCCAGCAGAAGATTTAGTTGTTCCATATTCAGCATCTGATTTAATGACGGCTGAGCGGGTTACGCATGTAGTTAAAATGTCGTATAATGATATTCGCAAACTACAAGTGGCGGGAGTATATAAAGATGTTGAACTATCTACGACAGACTCTGGAGAAGATGAAGGAAGTATCCAAGGCACTACTGACGAGTTGCAAGGACTTCATCCAAACTATTCTGATGATGTATATACACTTTTGGAAATCCATGTGGATTTGGATCTGGAAGGCTTTGAAGATCCGAATGGCATTATGTTGCCGTACATTGTCACGATTGATGAGAATTCGAGTCAAGTTTTATCGGTGGTTAGGAACTATAGGGAACAAGACCCGTTAAGAAGAAAGCGTCAATACTTCGTACATTTTAAGTTTTTACCAGGTTTTGGTTTTTATGGTTTCGGGTTACTACACACAATTGGTGGTTTGTCTCGTGCAGCCACCTCAATATTAAGGCAGTTAATAGATGCAGGTACTTTATCAAATCTTCCAGCAGGTTTCAA